CCGGGCAGGCCATCACCACCGGCAGCAAGAACGTCATTCTGGGGTCTTACACCGGCAGCTCTGGCGGGCTGGACATCCGCACGGCCAGCAATCGCGTTGTGCTTTCCGACGGCGATGCCAATATCCGGCTTGCTTTTGACGACGGCGGGGCGATGGGGCTGGGCGGGGCCAACTACGGCACATCCGGCCAGGTGCCGGTGTCTCAAGGCGCGGGGTTGCCGCCTCTGTGGGGATCCCCCGGTGCTGGGACGCATGAAGTCTGCGTCACTACAGGCAACGGCCACGGGTCAACAAACACCAAAATACGCAGGTTTACTACAACCGAGGTCAGCGTCGGGACAGCGATTACTTACGCAGACTCAGCCACCCTTGGCGCAACCTTCACGATTAACGAAGCCGGGTTGTACTCCATCGAATACTACGATGGGGCGACTGGCGACCTGGGTAGCGCCTACTCTGCCGGGGTGTCCATAAACTCATCACAACTAAACACAAACATTCAGCACATCACCGCCGCAAACACACTTCTGCAGCAAAGCGGCGGAGGGTCTACGTCAACCACATTTGCGCCGGGCATATGTGTTTCTGGTGTTTTCCGTCTTGCCGCTGCCGCTGTTGTGAGGGCGCACAACGGCGACAACATGCCTAGTGCTACAGATTCCCGACAAACAAAATTCCGAATCACAAAGGTGGGCGTATGAAGCTACTTGTAAACACACCCATAGGAACCCAGGAAGTCATTGAGGTCGCTCCGTCCGGGGGCTACTTTGATCTAAGCCGCGTGCTATGGGACGAGCGCATAGACGGGCCTCTGCCTGATGTTATTCTTGGAGGCATGGTGCGCGTTGGTGGCGCGCTGGAGTTCGACCAGTCGGTTTATGACAACTATCTGGCTTCCTTTGCTCCCACCCCCAGCGAAGGGGTCGCGCAGATAGTCGCGCAAACCCAGATCCGCCTCGACACCTTCGCCCGCACTCGCAACTACGACGGCATCCTGTCTGCCTGCACTTATGCCACCAGCACGGTGCCTAAGTTTGCAGCCGAAGGACAATACTGCGTTGAAGCGCGTGATGTCACCTGGGCGACCTGCTACCAGATCATGGCCGACGTGCAAGAGGGCACCCGCCCAATGCCGTCGGGATACGCCAACATCGAAGGCGAGCTGCCTGTGCTTGTGTGGCCGGAACAATGAAAACTCGCATCCTCAACCTGCTGATCGCACTGGACCAGATGGTGTTTTCGATCATCACCCTGGGCAATGCCGGCCCCGACGAAACAATGTCGGCGGCAGCATGGCGCCTTGAGCAAAACGGCAGACGTGCTGGCATCATCTTCCGGCCCATCATCGACGGCCTATTCTTCTTCGACAAAGACCATTGCCGAAAGTCTTACGAGTCGGAAATTAACAAGGCGCATTTGCACAAGGATTACAGACAATGAGCGGAATTCTGGACAAGGATATGCTTCAAACGCAATCACAAACTGGCGCGGCGACGAGAAGCGTGCAAAGCAATGAGCTGGCATCCACGCAGACGGACAATCTTCTGGCCAAGGACTCTCCTCTTCGCCAGCGAGCCGAGACTTCAGGGAAAAACTACTCAACAAGCAGGGGGCTGCTGGACTCCACCATTGGTGCAGAGGCTGCATTCGGCGCGCTTGTGGATCGAGTGATTCCTATTGCCACGACTGATGCAAATCGATACGCCGAAGTGGCTGATCAGAACCTGTCGTTTGAGAATCAGTTCAAGATTGCCGACAAGAACTTTGGGCAACAAGGATTGCTGCAGAAAGACGACCAGAGCTGGCGCGCCTCAGAGAACGCCGCTGACCTACCTTGAAGCCATTAGCATTCTGAATGCTGGGCGCAAGGATCAGATTTTGACCGGAGTCGCGGTTTAATCAGAAGAAGTTCACCGTCAGATCGTTCGTCGTGATGCCGTTCTTGTATCGTTGCAGGGCGGCTTTCAGACCTTCCTGGTCATCAGTCTTCCTGGAGATGGCATCAGCCACCGCGAGATCCACGGTGTCTCTGCACAGGATATGGATCACAGTCACCTGCTCCTTCTGCCCTTGCCTGTCGATGCGTGCGTTCATCTGCATGTAATACTCCAGGCTCCACGGCATCCCGAACCACACCACGATGCCGCCCGACTCCTGCAGCCCGTCGATGCCATGTCCCATCGAGGCAGGGTGGCCGATCATCAGTCGGATCTTCCCTGAGTTCCAATCGTTGATGACCTTCTCGGTGCGCGTCGAAGCCACTTCGGTGAGGTTCACCGGCTTGTACTTGGCGAACGCCTTCATGATGCGTTTGGCATCGCTCACGAAGCTGTAGCTGCACAGCACCGGCTTCCCTGCTGCTTCCTCCAGGATCGACTCTAGCGCCTCTATCTTCGCGTCATGGACCGCCTCAAAGCCTTCGGTGATGTCAACGCCATTGGTATAAGGAGATCCGTTGCAGTTGTGAACAATAAGTATCTGACCTTCTGCCCCACGCACAGTGAACCGGTTGTCTTTTCCCGGCGTTNGATTAAATCATAGACCTTTTTGACCCTGGTGGGAGTAGCAGATCTGACTCGTTCCACCCCGAGCTTGTATCCGTTGGTGTATTGTCACATCCTTCACTCCGATACCGGCGTGACGCCTGAGCGATGGTCATCCTCCCCATCGGTGTGTTGATGTAATGCGAAGTCCTTTTGTTGTTCGATTGTCTGGTCATCAGTCTCCACCTGCAATTCTCCGGGGTATAGTGACCGTTGTTGTCCAGTCTCTCGATGCTGGCGTTCTCCCGGTAGGTTGCCCCCATGTCTTCCCAAAACGCAGGGAAAGACTCGTCCCACCGCTGACAGACCCTGATCCCCCTCGCACCATAGTTCGGGTAATCCTTGTCCTTCGGGTCGTTGCATCTCAGTCGCATGTTTCTCCAACTGACATACTGTCTGGTCCGTGACATCCCGTGACTGCCACGCTGCTCGATCAATGTTTCGCCTCGCTTGCACCCGCAGGATTTCACTCCCGGTCGAGACTTGTTTCTCATGTTGACCCCTATCGCCACAAACTGTTTGCCGCAGTCGCACTTCACCAACCATGTTGCTCTTTTTGCTTTCGTTTGCGTTGACCCGTGTCTTGACAACACCGTCAGGTAGCCGAACCGAAGCCCGGTTAAATCTGTCACAGTCATTACCATTAATAATCTCCCCGGCTTCTACCCACCCACTGACAGTCAACACTTTGTGATCTGGTGTCATGAGTACGCCATCGCATTCTACAACTTCACGTATGCCATTGTATACAAGACTGTAGACACTTACCCACTCTTCACCGTCCCATACTTTGTCACCTTTCTGGAACTGTTCAATAGGTTTCCAGCCTTTGTCGGTTAGAACATCAGTGCCTTCAGCAATACAAATTTGCAAACTATTTATTGGAGACAGACGACTTGCTGAACAGCTCGATTTCACGACCGCTGTCGAACCTGGTGAACAGTTGCTTCTCAACATCTTTGTAGTGCGCCAACGCTTTCGCTGGGAGATCCACCATCATGTTGACGTAGTTCACCACCGGCATGTCCAGGTAGTCTTTGGCGTCCATCTTCAGCGTAATGTCGCTGATGTTCTGCTCGATCCACCGTTTACCCAGCTCGGTCGGTGTGTACTTCCAGCCGTTGTAGTCGGAGGTGAAGTAGCTATCTTTGAAATGTGTTACGAATTCACCCAGCCGCTCACCGCCATCGACAGCGAGGTACTGACCGTGCAGGTCCAAGTAACCGTTGGCCGCTGGTGTACCGGTCAGGCCGCTGCGGAACTTGAAGTGGGGGATCATCTTCCTCCACCCGGTGAGCTTCACCTGATACTCCTGACCACGCTTGTCTTTGCGGTCACGCTTGCCACCAGCCACCCTGACTGCGGTGCTGTTCTTCAGCTTCGACACCTCGTCATAGACCACCATGTCGAACGGCAGAGGCAACCCACGACTGAGGTAATAGTGATCGAGCTGCTGGGCCAGCCAGTTCATGTTCTCGTAATTGCACAGGTAAATGTCAGCGTCGTTGAACATCGCCCGCAAACGCTTCTCAGGGTCGCCGTGGATAACGCTGAAGCGCAGGTGCTTGGTGTGTTCCCACTTGCGAGCCTCACGCGCCCACACCGCCTGGATCACGCGCAGAGGGCCGAAGATCAAAGTCTTCCGCACCAGCCCAGCGCGCATCCTGTCAACGATGGTGGTCTCAGTGATGACGGTCTTCCCCAGACCCATGCCGAGCCACAGCATCGAGTCCTCGTGCATCAACTGGTGCATGATCGCCGTCTTCTGGTAATCGTGGAGCTGCTGCGGGGTGAGTAGGTCAGCCATCACCACACCTGCAGGGCAAAGCGTAGATTGTCATACAGGTCTTCGTCGTCACCATTGGCAAGGATCTTGATCATTCTCTTCGGGTCGAACTCCAGCGTCATGCTGCTGCTGGATTCCAATGGTTTAATATCAGAGGCGTCGATCCACAAGATCATGTCATAGAGGTGCCAGGTTGCCTCATACTCGCGGATGTTCCTCAGCCCACAGTAGATGTCGTTCTCGGCAAGGATCTGATTGGTGAGGTTTGCTGGGTCATCTGCGTTGATCGCTGCGATCAGCTCATACCATTCAGCACGGTGATTGTCGCGGTCCTTGTAGCACTCTTCAACGCTGGTGTAACCGTAGCGGTCCTTCAGCACCGGGTAGACGACTCGCTCTGCACAAAACCAGCTAGAGTCTGCGTATCTGAGACCCAGCAGCTCGGCAATGAATTTGGCAGCAGTGGTCTTGCCGTGATTCTTGTGGCCAATAATCAAAATTTTCATCGGTACTCACTCTTGATTGGAAGTTCCCAGTAGGCGTCGTTGATGTACTTGTTGACACCGCTGTTACCGTAGATCGTGGTTACTATCACACCCATACCACGAAGTCTTCTGTGTTCGTTGATTTGAGCAACTGACAGTTCACCGTCATTAGTCTTCACTTCAGCAAAATGGATGCGAGGGTCTTTGCCGACGACAGGGATGAACACGATCTGCTCAGGCACACCATCGCGGTTCGATTTCTTCCATGCACGAGTCTGGCCACCCAGATGCTGCTCTACCTTTTCATCCAGGTAGACTTCGACTTTGTTCTCACGCACACCCATTACTCATATCCTTCTGACGGGGTTTCTTTGATCAGTTTACGGATCTGGACAATTTTTTCACTAGCTTCCCGGCGTTTCGGAGTGTCACCCCAACAATCAATCGTTCGTTCCAATTTATTTAATTGGTTTTCTATAATTTGCTGAAGTTCTTTATCCTTCATAATCTTCATACACCTCGGGTTCATTGTCATGCTTCATCAGGTGGACCAGCTTCTCGGCTTGCTTGATGTAGTAGTCATAGTTCAGATCGCACGGATGGTAGTTGCTATGATACCACTCGGCGTTGCTCAGATCGTTGCATAGTGTGACACCCCACCCGGTGTGAATACCGATTCGTCGGTCCTCGTGAACGGATTTGTTCTGGGTGTGGATGCGAGCGTCCCAGACATCAGGTCCAATTTCATCCATCACTGAAAAATACTCAGAGTCAGACACCTTCGGTGACTTCTTGAATTGTCCCTCCATTCCTTCTTTGGCGGGCATCACCTTCTCCAGCTTCTTGCCCGACGTTGACACGTAGTATCTGACGGTGTTCTGCACGCGCTCATCACCGTGCATCAACAGAGAGTTGCGTGGAACCTTGGTGCGACCGAGGAAGTCATACACGTCGGTGTGGTTCTCGATGAACTGTCTCAGCGGTATGCCGTGCACCAGATGCGCCTCTGTGGCTTTGGCTATGACACGGAAGGACCAGTCTTTGTGCCACGGCAGCTCGCGGGTGCCTGGGTTCTCCAGCGCAGTCTCATAGGCGTATGCACCAATGCGTTTGATCTTCCCGTCTTCCTTCACCGCGACTGTAGTTGTTCACGTCACGGATGAACATGGACTTGTACAGTGCCTCTTCCAGCGTCAACTGAGTCAGCAGCTCCCACCATCGGCACACCGCTCTGACGTGGGTGAGGAACGGACGTGGGCATAGGAACGTCACACCGTCCGTGTTGGCCTGCACCATCTGCAGCCCTGGGGTCTTGATCAACTGTTCCACCAACATGCACAGCAGGAGCTGCCCGTTGATCGTGATCGACATGGTGTAGAAGGAGTCGAACAGTGGCGAGTACATGTTGTTGCTGTTGCCATACGCACCATTGAGCGCGAGCTTATAGGCTTCATTCTCCGGGGTGCCCTTGCCGTAGGTCTTGCGGGTGTGGAACACCTCGTCATAGGCCACGCAGAATTGAGGACCGAGGTGCGCTGGATACAGTTGATTCTTAATGCCCAGGTTCGGGTAGAAGCTGGCCACGTCGATGTCAACGATCTGGTTGTACTCATCGCTGTGAATGATCTTCGCATCCAGAGAAGCGTGCAGCCCCCCGGTGCCAAACTTGTACTCGAAGCCATCGACCACAGCCACCATGTCTTTGAACACACCCTTGGTTTCGGTGATCACCTTGGATGCGAACTCAGCATGGATCTGCTGGAACTCGGGACGCTGGAATCTGACGTAGGGGAAGATCACTTCTCGCAGGTCGATGCGTTCACGGATCGTCTGCTTCTTAGCTTTCCTGCCATCGACCACCGCGTAGCATTCCACCCCTGCAGCCTGGAGACTGGACAGCAGAATCTTCTCTCCGATTTTCACATCGGAACAGTTCATCATGTCACTGCCGAACTTGGCAGTCAGTGCCTTCCGCATGTCGATCTGAGCTTTGGAGTGGTTGAGGAATCGAATGGTCTCGGTGGTATCTCGATGGTTGTATGAGCGCAGCACAGGAGCCTGCTGCTCGGTCAAGAAGGTGCCCACCTCAAACGGCAGATCCTCCAGGTGAGGGGAGCGCATGTTAAACTCCAGCACCTTGAGGCTGGTGGACTTCGCTTTGTTGTCGAAGTGATGCACCTTGAACAGATCCAGTTGCGGGAACAGATGGTCACTTTCCCAGATCACATGAGCAAACCGTGCGTTGAATGGCGCGTTGATGATGCTCATCGCTTTGGAGTAGATGTCACCAGCCCTGATCGGTGCGAACCGGTTCTGGTAGATCCAATGGATCACCGGGTAGTCGAAGTGCATGGTGTTGTACCCGACGCCAGTCTTGCCTTCAGCTCGGCAGCGGTCAATGAATCTGATCAGCAGGTCCAGATCATTGCGCCAGTCACTGATCTCAAAGAACCATTGACCGCCGTCGGGGGTGGTTGCGTCCAGAGTGAAAATGTTAGGGTACGTTTCAATGTCGTATCCAACATACTCACCCGGTGGGAGGCAGAAGAGGAAGTCAGGACTAATCACAGATGATCACCGTCTTTTCATCGTGGTTGAATTCAATGTCGATTTTATCAACCAGACCGAAGTCAACCCAATTTAACTTGTACCCCCGTACATCACGGCCATTCTCTTCCTTCTCTTTGCGGATGGCGTCATGCAGCAGCTTCTGGAATCGTTTTAGTTCCATCAGAATTTCTTCCCATTTTCCAGCGCACGGTTCTCACGCTTGTGATCAGCACGACGCTTGTTGTACTCGAACTTCTCTAGCCATCGCAGCCATCGATGTCGTGACCCTGGAGTCGGGCGACTTCGATGATGCTGAACTACGAGATAGCTGTATTGAAAATCCAACGTGTGCCTGTCGCCGCCGTCATTGTAATATCTGACGCGATCAGCAAGTCCTGTCACAGTAGTGCACAGCGACAGGTGTCTTTCGGCAGCATTGCTGTAGATGAGTTCGTCATCGAAGATGATGTCTTTGTGAGCTTCTCCGTGTAGCTGCAACTCCATCCTTCCACCCAGGTCCAGTGTCCTGATGAGTGCGTCAGCCAGCTCCACCTCTTCCATCTTGCGGTGGATCAGGTGGTCGTCCATCAAGTCTTTGCGAACACCCTCGGTGGCCTCAGCAATCTCGGTGATGATCAGCATGATCTTCTCAAGAAGGGAAGGATTATTGTCCCACCAGCCGACATCAACATTGTGCTGGTGAATCTTTGTTGTCCATTCGTTCAATACTACTACTGTTGGTTCCATCTTTGCGTCCTCTGTTATTGATTTAAACACCGGAGAGCAGCCTGGTGGCGGTTCCAAGCACCTCCCGAGTAACCCTACGACAACTCGGTGCAGGCTGCTCTCCGGTGCCCCCTCGTGAGAAGGGGCGGTGGATCAGACGAAACTTGGTGCGATCATATACCCGTGTTCAATCAACATCTGGTCAGTCCAACCTTGAGACACGAAGGACTCGTATGTTGCACCTGCTGCCTTCGCTGTCATGATCCGTGCAGGGGCAGGAGCAGGGGCAGGTGCAGGGGCAGGAGCAGGGGCAGGTGCTGGTGCTGGTGCTGGTGCTGGTGCTGGTGCTGGTGCCACCAAGTACCCGTGTTCAATCATCGCCGCGTCAGTCCAACCTTGAGACACGAATGACTCGTATGTGGCACCCGCTGCCTTCGCTGTCATCACCTTCGCTGCTGCTGCCACCGGTGCTACTGGTGGTGGAGCGTAACCCGGCGTCGGTGCTGGAGCTGCGGTGTAGGCTGCTGGAGCTGCACTTACG